TTACGAGAACCAGCCGCCGAACCAGCCGTGCAGTTTCATCAGCACGAAATCGATCATCCGGCTAAAGAACCCGCCTTCATTGACCGCTTCCATAACAATCAGCGGCCGCTGTTCAATGGTTTTATCATTCAGTTTAAAGTCGATGGTGCCGACAACCTGCCCTTTAGTCAGCGGTGCGGTCAGCTGCGTATCATTCAGGGTGTAGCTGGCCTTCAGGTTTTTCAGCTGGCCTTTCGGCAGCGTGATGGAACCGGCATCGCCCGCGCCAAGCTTCGCTTCACTGCTATCGCCAAACCAGACGCGCTGGGTAATGAAGGTGGCATCAGGTTTAATCGGCGTCACGGTTTCATAAAAGCGGAAGCCCCAGGTCAGCAATTTTTCAGATTCGTTAAATCGGATACGGTCAGTTTTGGTGCCGAGCACGACGGCAATCAGGCGCATGTCGTTTTGCGTCGCGGAAGAGACCAGATTGTAGCCCGCACCGGCGGTGGTTCCGGTTTTCACGCCGTCAGCGTTAAGGTTCGTGCTCCACAGCAGGCGGTTACGGTTCGGCTGACGGATTTTGTTGAAAGTGAACTCTTTTTCTTTGTGGATCGCATACTCTTCCGGCACATCATGGATCATCGCTTTGGTCAGCAGCGCCATATCGCGGGCGGTACTGAACTGACCCGGCGCATCAAGCCCGTGCACGGTCTTAAAGGTGGTATTGGTGAGGCCCATCTTCTGCGCATAGCCGTTCATCAGGCTGACAAAGGCGTCCTGGCTGCCCGCCACGTAGTCGGCAATCGCGATGCTGGCGTCGTTGCCGGACTGAATGATAACGCCCTTGTTAAGATCTTCCACCGACACCTGCATTCCAGGCTTGAGGAACATCACCGAGGAGCCGCGCAGCGCCGGGTTACCGGTGGCCCACGCATCGCGCCCGATGGTCACCATATCCGTAGACTTAATCTTACCCGCCTTTAGCGCCTGGCCGACAACGTAGCTGGTCATGATCTTGGTCAGGCTTGCCGGATCGAGTTTTTCATCGGCATTGCCTTCGCTGAGTACTTTGCCGCTGGCATAGTCCATCAGGATCCAGGCGCGCGCGTCAATGGATGGCGCATCGGGGAGTTGTTCCGCAGCCTGCACCGCAGGCGCGACGAGAAATAAAAGCGCGCAGCCTGCCGCGAGGCCGCGAAGGGAAAAAGCATCATGCGTCATAAGAGCCACCCAAGTATCCTTTCCAAACAAAAATATGCCGCCACACTCGTTCCGCGCCGCAGCAGCCGGTGAGTAAAGCGTACAAATGACCTTAAAGAAACAGCGAGTTGGTAAAGTTTTTAAAGTTTACGCAATAACCTCGCGCGGCGCTGCAAACAGCGCAATTTTTTTGATCGCGGTTGCCTAAATATTAACTTTATTATGGCATGCAAAAAAATAGTTTAGCAAATTCAATAATTTGCCGTATTTTCAACGATTTATCGCGGTTGATTTCGGGACAAATGCGGACAAATGCGGACATTTGATTGCCCCAAACCGTGCCCCAAACGCCATTTTGCCCCAAAATCTGCCCCATTTTTACCCCCTTCAAACAGGGCTATCATCCTGCCTCATATCGTTGATCACGTGCGTTGCGACTCCGAGCACTTCAACCTCATCCATGGCATCACCCTCAATCGATTCTCCCTCTACCGTGATGAACGATCTACCCATAAGTTTTGCAAACTGAAGTTCGCCAGCAGAACGCATGAGCAGAATACTTCCCTGCTTTACCTTCAGCGATAAGTCCAGAACAACATACCCGCGGTCGGTTGGGATAACTCGCGAGTTTGCGGTGATGTTGCATAGAGAATTCACTGTTAACGTAGTTTCAATGTAATCCGTAGCCGGTGACGGGAATCCCACGATTACAGCCCTCCGTTCGGGTTATAAAGCTGGAATGTTCGCTCGTCCCCCTCTTTCGTTGAGACATCCCGGAACGTCGTCACATAATGCTCTATCCACTGGTTTGCCTGACGCGGAGACCATATCCAGTTAACCTTTGCGAGTTCCAAGATAAACCTGGATGTTATCACTGTACGGCGGCCATTTGATTCAATGACAATTGCCTGACGCCAGGCCATTTCGATATCTGAGTTTCGCGGCATAATTTCACCTCACATAAACACTGTTTTTATATACAGTAGATTTAACCCAGCTACATATCAATATAGGTTCCGGCTATCAATTCGCGTCATTGACGTAACGCGTTGATGTAATGAGTAAGGTAAGTCTTAAAGTGCTTTCATTGCTGAACTGTTTGATGGTTTTGCGAACAATGCGAGGATAAAATTTTTCAGCTATGGCACTGCTTTCATAGCAAATTGCTCACCTGTGGGTTCTTGCATACGATTCGCTGGTGAGCAAATTCATTGCGCAAAATTTTATTAATTGCCTGTCTGCATAACCTTGTCATGTTCACCAACCGTCGTTTGGATGTGCCCTTACTCAGCATTCTCCAAAAAGGAACTTGCAATATAATATTGACATCTCCATTATACAATAAGCAATTTATGTTAGTGCCATTCAGATAATTTGATGGCATCTGATATTAAGGGCAATAAATCACAAATACTTGTTATTCTAACGTTTAGAATTATTTTAAAGAGGTTTCAATGGATATAGCTGTCGTAATGCCTATTATTGTCAGTCTTTCTGCTGGGTTACTAGCGCTTTACTCCTCTCTAAGCACAAAAGAAATAGAATTAAAGTTGAAAAAATTTGAAGAGATAAGTCTAAATATTACCTTAATGCTCGAAGGTTTCAGAATGTATCTAGACTCTATCCATTTCGACCTTGAAAACCTAAAAAAATCTAATATCCAAGAAATTGATTCCAAACTACTAGCAAATATACTGGGTGACGAAAGCAATAAACAGCATCTACCAAGCAGACAGGAAGTTCAAAAGACAATCGTTCTATTAAAGTTGATGAACAATAGTGGTGCGGTCAAAGCCATTAATTTTTTAGCTGCCTTTGAAGACCTCAGACAAAAAATTGTAGGTTTCGAAGACAAGCAAGGGAAGCCCAAAACAACTTTACGTGATATAGAGAACCACTTAGTAAAAATAAATGAACTCGTTAAATCAAACACGTCCATAAAAAATGAAATTTTAACCAAGTTCCAGTCTGAGTACCAAAAACAATTATCCTTTTCAAAAAAACCTTTATTTATATCATTGTCTTTAATAACAACAATGATAATATTCATCATTTTAAAAAATTAGAAGTCAATAGCTATAAAACAATAAAGGCCCGTATACTATGGGCCTTTGGTTCGCTACAATCTATAAGGTTTAAATTCGAACCATAGAAGCATTGCGTAACGTAGAAGCAACTCTTTAAGCGCTAACTGATCAGGATCGCCATCAACTGCATTAACTTGCGCCTGTATGGCAAGAAACTCCTCGTCTAGCTCGTCGTAACAGATTATGCCATTATCTTTGATAAGTGAATCTAAAACCACCTTCTCAATCTTACTTAGCCGATACCCAGCTGTGGTCTGTTTTTCTGTCAAATAATCAAATATCTGCCTGAATAACCATTCGACATCATGTGAAGCCGTTCCTTTCATGTCCAGCCCTCTTAATGCATTAGCCTTAAACTTATAGAGGTTAAAGCATCTCCTAGTCAAGTAATAAACTCAGAAAGTCGTTTACGAAAGCGCATTAAATTGAGACACCAAATCAGCATCAGCTAACGTGATTGGGTAATAAACCAGGCGTTTGAGATATGTATTGGAAACCGCTGACGGTGTCGTTCTGGCCCGCCCAACCATTAACCGATTCAGTTGAGTTGATACCAGCGGCGCACCGCTGTATTTATTGATGCCGTCAAATACACGCATGTCGCCGTTGATAAATGAACTGATAAAGGACTGATGGCCGTTTCGTACCTGGCCGAGACGTTTTACCTCAACCGTAACTTCAGAACTGCCGACAATTTTCGCGGCGGCCGCCAGATTCTGGTTGGTGATACTGTTACTGATTCTGCGGTTCAGAAAACTGACATATTCAGCGACACTGTCATTATCAAGACAGATAATTGCCTGCCCGGCGTTATAGGCGCCGCTCATTGCCTGTAAACTGGCGGGCATATTGTAATCAGCAAAAATTGCCCCGCGGTCAGCAGCCATAAAATCAAGGTCGGTACGCACGGTGCAGACCTCATCAGGCCGGGTCATAGTTGCGCCAGCTGTCGGGATGTACGGCGTAACACCGTCCCAGTTTTCAATCTGCGCCCCCCAGATGTAAACACCCTTCCCTGAACCTGTATAGGCTGGCAACGCAGCGGCTGATGTCACATCATTCACAAGCGCCAGTGTGAACTGCGGGGAGGCTGTGCCCGCAGGGGTAATGGTGATACTCAGACGGTACCAGCCATTTTTATATTTCCGCATACTTGTCTGCAGGATGCCGGACGAGCTACGGGTTCTTAAGCCGTTGACCAGATCGAAGTTTGCAAACTGCGTCGTTGTTACTGCACCCTGAGCGACCAGCTGGATAACACTCGCGGTATTCGCTTTCGCAAAAATACTGAATGTGACAGGACTTCCCACGGTGGCGGCCGGAGTGGAATTTTCCTGCATAAAGTGCACAGTATCAGCGCTGTCAGTGCTTTCATTGAAGGGTGATGCAGAGACGTTACCATCAGGTGCGATTGTTTTGGCGGCCGTGGTGGACACGCCCGATTTTGTCCAGGTCGTGCCAGAAAAGTTTTCACTGTTGGCCGCAAGGTTAGTTACCCCTGCAGCAACGCGAAGCCCCAGGCACTCACCAGTAATCGGATCATATTCGATCGCAGCTTCACCGGACGCCAGATACTCTATCAGGCCGCTTTTATTTACCCGGGTTGTTTCTGATGCGCGGGTAAAGGTCACAACATCAGCCAGGCGACGACTACGAATTGCATAACCCGTTGTTCTGCCGAGAGCAATATACAGCTCTTTCTCAAAGTCCAGGTAAAGACTGGCCAGTTTCGGCATCGGGGCCTGCGGAGACGGAAGTGCGGCAGCATCGCCCTGATAAGTTTTATTGCTCTTGATTAGAGTTGCCATTGTCAGATTCCTGGATTATTAAGCGTAGTGACGCGGGTTTGTGTGCCGGAAAGATTCAAGGTGTTCTGCGCGTTACCTACGCAGTGGTTAAATGAAATATCGACATCGGTAAGCGTACCGCTGGCATAAACAGGATATTGCTGAGTAGGCGTAGACTGGATGTCGCGAATTTTATTTGCGCTGAACGAGCTGATCTTAACTTCTGAGGCCAGATTAATTCCGTTCCCGGAAGCGGTCAGGCCGTTATTCCAGAAGCGGTTGTTTACCACATCCATATTGATCGCCGTCCCGTCTTCCAGGTTCAGACCATGCCGTCCGTTTCGATAAACGTCATTCCCCTGGATAAACATGCTGCGGACTTCCTGGCCTGGCGCTTTGAGGTTAATCCCATCTTCGCCATTATCACGGATGGTATTGCTGTCAATCTGGTATTCGCCGTCTCGCTGCTCAGTCGTGCTGTTGTAATAGACGCCATGTTTAGCATTTTTGGCGATAATATTGCACTGCAGACGCCCGCGCGAACCGGGATATGCCAACACAGTTCCCGGACTGATAATCACGCCATAATTATTTTCTGAGAAGTTGTTATTGGTAGCGATCATGCCATCAACACCACAATCACCCAGGCCAGCATTATTCCCTGTACATGTGTTGCCGGTGACTATCGTGTGTTCAGAGCTGTAAGGCGCATTTGTTCCGTGCTGCTTCTCAAGAAAGATCCCGAAGTTCTTCCCGTTGCGGCAGAAGTTGCCAGCAACATACAGTGGCTCGCTCTGCGTACCGCCAGCCCCTAATCCGAGACCAGATGCCCCAGCAGGGTTATCGTTACCCGACGGTGCCAGCCGACCGAAATTCTCCACCACGCATTCAGTAATCGCGGAATCGCGAGCAAAGTCGATGCCGATACCTGTCGCACCAGAGTTTCGTACGCGCAGGCGGTGCAGGTGGCCGCGGCGATAGAAGTTAAAATAGAGCCCCTTCGTCCGCGGGAGATAGCCTTCATCAGGCAGGACCTGGTCCTGGCAATCCACCTCAAAATCGGAATAGACAAAGTCCGTCAGTTCCGGGATGGGGTTCGTCGGAGACGTAGTGAACTGCAGGGCTGAATACGATCCATACGGCATCAGTATCGTTTTCCCGGTACCGGCCCCGATAATCGATACGTTCGGCGCGGGCGAGAGGAAGGAACTCAGCCGGTATACTCCTGGCGGCAAGTAAATCACACCACCATAAGGATTGCGGGCCATGTCCCGGATTGCGCGCTGAATCACCTGTCGTGCATCTTCCTGGCTGTTCGGGTCCCATCCATAGTCCTTGATACTGGTGAGAAACCGGCCATCTGCCTGCTGCTGCACGCGGCGGGACAGGCTGTTCAGCATATTGTTAACGGATGTCGGAAGACCCGGGAGATTAAGACCGCCCAGCTCATCAATATAGCCATATGCCGCCTTATCAGCGGAGCTCAGTGTGTTGAGAAACGGCCCGGAAACAGGCTGAACCTGAGCCAGCAGATCCTGCAGCGGAAAATCAGTTAGAGGGATGCGAATTTTCCCTTCAGCATCGGTGATGATAAGCTGCAGGCCGTCTTTATCCGTGGCTGAATGAAGGTTCGTTGAGTTATCCTTCCCGCTACGCGACGCCATCTCCTGAATGCTTTCGTCCATCCCCGCCAGATAATTATCACCGGTCTCTGTTTTTACTTCCGTAATCTTTCCATCAGATGAAACTGTCTGTACGAGACCAGAATCATCGGTCATGCCCAGCAATTTAGTAATTTCTGCAGATGCAACTGATGCAACAATGACTGCCATACCTGCACTGTTTTTATAATAATTAAATCCGACAACGTTACCTTCCCCCTGAGGAACGCGGAAATACTGACCATCAGTCGTGCCAGCGATGCCTGCGGGTTCGTCCGGAAAAGTGAAGCTCGCAGTATCAAGAGAGGTAATGATATCGTCCAGTTGCTCTACGCGTGTCTGGTTTTGTTCCATTATCAAACGCCAGGAGTCCAGAGGATCCCCACCACGATCGGGAACGTCGGCGGCGGGGCCGTTCACCAGTTCATCGAGACGTTTGGCATTACCGACCAACACCTCGGGAGACGTGCTCCCCAACGGCGGATTAAAGGCCATATTTTTTGCTCCAAAAAAGGCGTTCGCGCAAACGAGGGTTTGAGCGAAAAGAGTTAATAAGGGGTTTTTATGGGGTATTACGCGACGTCGCCGGGGTATGTGGCGTCGTCGTACTGGTAGAAAATGTCGCTGTACTGTCTTGCAGTCACCTGGCAGGTTCCGTCTGCCTGCGGCGCTATTTCCTCAAATATGGCGTCATAGATACCCCGCGTTGAGCTACAGAACACCAGTCGCGGCGGTTCAATGCTCGGATCGTTCAGCATGATTTCATCGAAAGCGGCTTGCCATGTAACAGACAACTGATAATCACCGACGAAAGTGGCCTCCAGCAGACCCGAGGCAGAGCCATCCTGGTAGCGCAAAATTGCGCGCGGGTTTTCAAAGGTCCAGTCGAGCTGTTCGGAAACGGTAAATACCGTTTCGATACCCGTTGTGGCCATATCCACGACCAGACAACTCACGGTTTTATTTCCCGGAATATCATCTGTCAGCAGGATGCGATCACCGTACTCATATACCAGCGCATCCAGCTCAGTCGTCGTATTATGACCCAGCCGCTGATGCAAATATTTCATCAGACGCCGCATACCTATCTGGTAAGCGTGGTCCTGATTGAGTACCCCATCGAGTTTGTAGTTCTCGATTTTCACCGGCGTGGGATTGTCGGGTGTTCGGCATTTCACAGTCTCCTCTGCCCAGGTGATGCCGTTGATATATGTCACATCAACGCCATCGTAATCATCAGCAGACGGTGCCGTAAAACTAGTCTGCAGTTCTTCGGTCATTTCATGCGGGCTGATGATCCCCGACCAGTTCTTAACCCCTTCCCTGCCTACGGATGCGAGCCCATCACTCAGCAGAAAATACGATTTCCCCGCTGTGGTAATCTTCTGCAGCATTTCCAGCGCTGAGATACTGTCGCCGGTAGCGTAATCGAAATACTCGCCCCGTGGCGTCCAGTACGCGGACTCCAGCGCGTTGATGGTATCGACATCCATCTCCAGTCCCAGCGAGTTCCCGACATGCAGCAGCGCCCCCGAAATGGTTCTGGCCGTTCCGGTTTCATAGGCACGCGTCCCAACAACGTTTACGCGGCGGTCAGACTGCGCCGCCAGTTTACCGCCCGTCTCGACGGTCGCCGCCATCAGCGACACTCCGGGATAGGATGCTGGGCGAGTCAGCAGTCGTCCGCGTAGTGCCTGCCAGTACATCGAATCCCTGGCATTATTGGAGCCCTGTTCGTTGCGCCGTCGGCAGCGAACCTCTACCAGCCCCGGTGAACCGAGTGTGATCCGCTCAGTAAAGCCCAACCCGTTTACGTTCTTCAGCGCGTACTCGCCCTGTTTACTGACCCACCCTGAGCCGGAGCCGTAAATCCGGTACTGAATTTCCCACTCAACATGCCGGAGTCGTTTTTTGCCCTTGCTGTCAAAACCGCATATGCCGTTCGGAAAGGAAAAATTCACTTCGAACATATCCACCACTTCATTTTCAGGGCAGACCAGAAACGGCCCCAGCCAGCTCAGCGTGTCGTTAAGGCCAGTGGCCTCATAGTCGATCATCGTCCTGGTGGTGAACCCCGGCCATGACTCATCAACTGCACCGTTAACCAGACGCGCCACCGTCGCCGTAGTGCCGTCAGCGGACACAATCCTGTACTCATTCCCGCGGTGAGCAAGTGAAAGCCGTTGCACGCCTTCAGGCATGCCGGAGAAGGCGGTTCCCGTGGCGCTGTTATAGGCAAGCGTCAAATTTGCCGTTACCGCCGGGCTGCCGCCGGTTGATGCCGTGCCGGCGGTGTAAACAGGGGCATCACCGAAAACGGCAGCTGGCAGCGAAGAGGATGTGATCGCCCCTCCCGCGAACGGGCTGGCCGCCTCGGTTATCACTACAGTGCCGCCGTTATCCTGCGCGACCAGACCGGAACCAGTGAGCCCCTCGGTGATGGCCGCCAGAAGTCCAGACATCGACACATAGTTCGCCACCAGCGACACCGCGTAAGCGATCCCCTGCCACGTGATCGTGAACGTGCTGGAGCTGGTCGAAAAGTCGTAGGTGGTAGGTGCTGCGCTGGCCTGAACTTTTGCCGCACTTCCCCCGGTGCCCGGCACCGCAGCCTGGCCAGGGGTATATGACGCGATAAACAAATCGTAATCGACTGAGTTAAACCCCAGCGTCACCGGCATACCAACCACCGGCGCGATCTCCGTCAGCAGCGGACTCGCGATAACGCTGTACCCGGCCGCCGTTGATATCTGGTAGTTGGCGGGAGCCTTTATCTCAACAATCGCGCCTTCTACCCAACTATCCGGCAGAGAATTGTCGTTCTCGTCGTCATCATTGCCATCATCCGTGTCCAGCCCGGTAAACGTTACGTCTGCTCCGGCCACGGTCATGCTGTCTGCGATGATGTCGTCCGCGTCCGGCGACGTCTGGGCCATATCAAGACCGGTACCGGATGACGTCCCGCCCACCTCGGTAGAATTGAACCAGTTTTCACTGCGCTCATCGCCGGAAACGTCCGCACCAGGGGGATAATGCGTGCTGCTGAATCCCGGCAGGGTCGATGCAGGCGTACTGCCAACGCGGATATCGCCATTGGTATAATCCAGAGCTCCGACACCAAGGCACAGCAGCATCTGTACGCGCATTTTCGTTGGATCGGCAGCATCGAACCGGGTAACAGGCTGCACAACATAATCCGGATAAATACGCACGCGCCCAAAAACTTCACGAATCGCATCACCCAGTTTCGCGCTGTTTGCTTTCGCGGGGTTCAGGTCGAGGCTTCGTCCGGTGGATGACGTGTAGCCACCAGCATCAATATTACCCATCATGAACAGTGAGTAGGCCGCCGTTGCCACGGCGATACCAACCCCTATCCATGCGATCGTAGCTACTTCAAGCCCGAAAGGAACCGGGTACATGCGGATATCGCTTTCCGGCCGGATGATGCGAAATGCCCATTCGCCAGGTGGTACAGGCTGACCATCCAGTTCAACAGCCAGCGGTGGAACATCCCGATCCTCATAGTCTTCGACATTGGCAACCAGCCAGCTGCGAATGCTGGTAACGCCATGCTCATGCGTTTCCAGCGGTTCACCAGGCAGCCGCGACGGGTAAAAACGAATAGTCATTGCCAGAACTCCACTTTGACAAATCGCCGCTTAAATCGCGGTAAAGGCAGAAAGGTGACGTTCGTGCCCGGATTGCATTCCGCCACGTGCAGCAGGCCACCGATATTGACGACGATCCCCACATGGGTGACGGTTGAACCGGAATAGCAGGCAACCCCGGCACCTTCACAAGGTTCGCAGCGTTCCAGTGAAAGCATCATCCGGCGCGCTTCGCGGTCGAGCCCGCCGTCGTCTTTGGTTACCCCGGCGAACTCAGGCCAGAGAGGCAGTCCAAGGTCCGCCCGGATTTCGTTCACAATGCCGAAACAGTCGAGCTGCGGATACACTCTGCCGCCCTTCAGCCAGGTGACTGAAAGGTATTTATCAGGGTTAAACATTGGGATTCCTTAGCTGATGTAACGCAGACCGGGGAATAAAGGGAGCGTATAACGGTATCGCGGCCAGGCTGTATCGAGGACATTCATATAGCCCGCGGTGATCTGCACCTCTGTCGCTGTCCAGTAGCCAGATTTGACCTGCAGCGTATACGGTACCGCTGCAGGCGCCGCTAAATCGGTGGAGATATAACTCCGGTAAGTCAGCGACGCCGAAAGGCGGTTCGCCAGCGCATTGCGGATCGCCGTGGACACAACGCCGTCGATATTGCACAGAGCGAATTTCAGGTCCTGCGTTCCGTCCTCGTTACGCGCCGGCAGCGCAATATCCATCGCGCAGGCGGTAAACGTTACGGTCTCGCCGTTCTCCGTCGTCGCGGTAATATCCTCGTAGCCCTTACACAGATAGTGAACATCTGAACCGATGGTTATCTGCAGCGTTTCAATGATCACCTCCGGCCCGCTGCTGGCATAAAGGCGGTTAATCTGCGTCATGCTTTGGCCACTCCTTATTCAGCGCAATATCGAGCAGCGAGCTGCCGACTATCCATTCCGGATAATGTCCCCATCCAGCCGGAGGTAATGGGCGCTCCCATAGCTCAACAGGAGCCGTATATCTCCAGTAAAACCCACCCTCTGGAGTGGGTCCCTTATAAATGTCCGTGAAGCGACATACATAATTTTTAAGCCCTACAGGAGTTAATAACGGTATGTTGAACCAGGCCGCCCCGTCAGATAGCACATCGCGAAACCACGCTTCAAAGGCCTGAGCTTGCGCGTCATTAAATATCCATGCCAGATCTGTTTGGGTTGGTGTCGAGGTATAAGCACGCCGCTGCCGCGCGCGACCAGTTACCATCGAGGTCCGTTTGAGCGGAGAAACGGGAGTTAAACCAAAATTATCTTTAAGAGGGCCTGGCAGGTAATCGGAGGGATAGTAGAGCGTTGAGGTGATAGCCATCAGCCGATTTTCCTCCCAGAGTTAGTTTTGCTGGTTAAAGCTCTGTGCAAATCACCCTGCCCACTTGCAACTGAGTTCACCGCCTTTCGATACCCCCGTTCAGCACCCTCATCTGCGGCTTTACGCACCAGCGCCAAAGTTGCATCTGAAGGGTTCCCATTTATTGGGATGGTGATAGTAGGCGAATAAATAGCGCCGCTTCCGGTAGACTGAGTCGCGACCCTATCCAGAGTGGCATCCAGCTTTGCGCTGGTTTTAGCAGTAGTAACTCGCTCGCCTTTTTGCAAGAGCCATGTACCCGTCTCTGGGACACTATCAAGCCCATCGTGGGCCATCCCCACAGCAGAAATATTGGATACGATACTCGCTGTTGAGGCTGCAACACTTGCCATAGCTGCGAGGTTGTAGGGAAATGGGTTTGCGGCCGCCATCGCGATCCCTTGCTGAATAGCAATAATTGATTGAGCTATAGCTGCAGCTTTTTGAACAGCAAATGCTGCTTTATATATGCCTGATTGCTCCCCAAAAGCAGTACGAGTCATATCAACCATTGATCCCAGACCATCAACAACACTACTTAACATCAGTTGATTGCGGGCATCGTCGAGCCTGTTCATTTCATCCTGGTGTTTTTTCTTTAATTCAAGTTCTCTGGCGTCCCATTCTTCATTAAGGTCAGAGCGTGCTTGTCGGTTCTGTTCAAGCAAATCAAGTTGGTTCTGATACCACTTTTCCTGCTCTTTCTGCGCATCATCGACTTTTCTTAGCTCACCGAGTTGCCCACCAAATATGGGGTCTATACCAGTAAAGTTAGGCATATCGGCAAATGAATCTTCGGTGATAGCTTTAGTAGCTTTTTTTACTTCTTCCTGGCTGACTCCTGGCAATCCCTGTATATCTTTTAGGACTTTAAAGCGTTCTTTCGTGGTTTTAAGGAGCTTTTCTTCAGGTGTTAATAACTCATCCTGTAAATCACGGAATTTTGACAAGGCATTGTATTTATCAATTTCAGATGCAAGCCCTTCCAGCCTAATCTGTTGCTCTTTATTAATACCTACAAGTTTTCCACTAGATAAATCGAATCGCAGTTTTTCAAGCTCTGTGACTTCTTTCGTTTTACCAGTGAGTTGATCGGTTAATACAATCTGACGTAGATAGCTCTGCTCCACAGCTTTATAAGCATTATCAAGTTTATTTACTGGTGTTTTAGCAGGCTTACCATTCGTACTTCCCGCAGGTAGTGCAAACGGATTGTCAGTTCCTACTGTTGCAGCCTGAAGAGGTAGAGATACCCTGCTGGTATTAGAAAGTTTATCTCTTGTTTCTATAAGAGAAAGTAACTCATCATTGAGGGCTTTTGCGCTGTCATCTACTCCGGTAAGCCAACCAAACATCGACTCACCTTTAGAGTAAAAACCATTTCTTCCCTCAAGGCTTTTTTGCAAATAAGTAATACGTTCATTGACCTGGTCAATATTCGAGAGGTCAATTTTACCGCTAAGTGCCGCGAAACGGTTACCTGTACTAGAGGCAAGTTGTCCAGCTCCCGCAGCCGCTTTTACAAGCCATCCGGCAAGTTTGGCAACTTCTGATACAAGATCAGAAATACCTTGAAGAACTACAGGATCGGTCAGTACATCGTGAAGTTTATCAAGTGAATTCTGTAAAGGGGTTAGATCTACTTTAGCTAACCCTGCCGAAATCTCAATTTTGAGACCGGCGACTTGAGCCTCCATATCTTCAAATAGCTGGTTTACCTTCACTAAATCATCAATAGAGGATGGATCAGGAGCAACACCATAATCTTTAGCAAGATCAATAAACTGTTTAAGTTTTTTATTGTTGTTGTCAAACAAAGGAAGCAATTTTGAAAGGTCGTTACCCAAACTTTCAAGAATTGTTGTTTTCTCGGCATTAGTGCTAATTTTCTCTAGAGATTCACCTATAGCGAGTAATTGTTTATCCGGACTAACTTTTGATAGTTTCTCAGCTGATAATCCAAGGGCATTAAGTGCATCTACAGCTTCACCAGATTTATTTAACACTGCATCGCCAATCTTATCGCCAATATCCTTGAAAATATCAGCCATTTGATCACCCGATACACCAGCCTTTTCAGCGGCAAACTGCCAAGCGAGAAGCTCTTGAGTAGATAACTGTAATGATTTAGCCCAGCGATCAGTTTCTGATATTTGCCTTGATGTTGACTTTAGCAATTGAAATCCGGATGCGCCTACTGCCAGCCCAGCAGCCATAGCTGCAGCCCCTATCCCTGTAAGCGCTGCACTAGACTTTGCCACATCATCTTGTACCTGCTTACTCCACTTGGCTGATGCACGTTCAGCTTTATCCATCCCTGAAACAAATCCACCAACTTTTGCAATCAAGTCGATAGTAAGAGTACCTAGTGACTTGCCAGCCATAAATTCTCCAAGAGAAAAAAGCCCGCTTTAAGCGGGCTTTATTTTAACAATTATCCTTTAACCTCCTTTTAAGGGTGGATGAAAAATCTTTCCTTAATGATTCAGGGAGATCTCGTTCCAACCTATCGATTAAAGGCATGTTCATCAAAAGGATATCATTAACGCTACTTGAACCATGTTTTTTCAAAAGCATTAGAGCGAGATTATCTACAGCCAATATATTTAGGCATGGTTCACCATCCTTCAAAGAAATAAAATCATTTGCAGAGCACGATTCTATTTTTGTGAAGTCAACTTCTGGTAATGACCGCTTTTTACCTGAGAAGGAAATAAAAACACCGGCAAGAAAAAGCACAATCGCAATTAATAGATAATTTTGCTGTTGCGCCATTAGTCCAAGGTTATTCACCCTTGAACCATCACCAACATCAACACTCACATCCATAAAGAACAATGAATATACTGCAAGAACTACGCCTATCAGCGATAACAACTGTCCTGAACTCTTCATATCATTCCCTCGTGATAATAGTTATCAAAAGGGTAGCAGGATTTTTAAAATCCCAAAACTACAATCACTCCCACGTTTTCATCGCGTCCTCAAGCGATACAGCTGATTCATTGATATGCGGGGCGAAGTCGCTGATCTTGTATGGCGGTGTGTTCGTAGACTTATTGATATTTGCCAGAACGGAAGCAACCAACGCTGCGCCCCACTCAGTACGCATCATAATGTTAAGCGGACCATACTTATCGCGGTACTTTACCCACACCTGAAACTCACGAAGGCTTATTCGCTCCTGAGCCTCAGCGATCGTTCGCCCACCGATGCCGTTCATGACTAACTCACACCAGAACTCGTCTTCTCCTGTGAGTTCGTATTCTTTCCCAGCTCGTTGACTTCCTGCATAGCCAATAGCAAAGCAACGACAATCGGGCCATCCAGTGCACCACGTTCTTCAGATGCAGTTCCAAGGATATCAGCTGCCGTGAAAATTGGCTTACCTTCTTCATCGCAAATGTTACCAGCGATGCGCTCGGCAACTGGATCGGACTTCCCGTTATAAGCCAGCAGATCGGCTTTTGTGGTGTGGTAACCCATAGGACGCACAAAAACGGTTGCGATATGTTCTTTCCCGTCACGACCTTTCCATTTTATTTCTTTCTCTACCGGGCGGCCAGTGAATGCCCCGGACTCTTTTAATGTGTCGAGAGTAAGTTTCATTTCTTCTCCTGAATCAAGAAGCCCGGCAGACCGGGCAAATCATTACGCTGCTGCTTTAGGTACCCAGACCGCCGATCCGGAGCGCTGGATAGTTGCGGAGGTGGTAACCACGGCATTTGCCTGAAAATCGAACGGGAAATCGGAAACGTAGCCCTGAAAGATAAACCAGGTGCGATCAGACGGAAGCACCAGACCATCAACAGCATCTTCATCGCCAGAAGCTGCAACGGTCGGGGCGCTGGTACCATCTGACCAGCCGATAGCAAAGGTTAGCGGTGTCTGATCATCAGTTTCAGAAAGCCCATGAAGCATAATGTGGCTGGCGTTTTTCGGGTCGGCATTCAGCCCGACAGTTGCTGAAGCTGGCGTTTTCAGTCCTTTTTTATAGGTTCTGGAATCCCGCTCACTTAGACAGGTATCTTCAATCTGATCGGCCGGGTTGCCGCCAGGGTTGAAGCTGGTGATACATTCAACCTCGCTGACCACGCCAGATTTCAGCACAAAGAGCTGCGTGCCTTGCGTTAATACAGACATTTTTTAGTCTCCATAAATAGAAAAACCCGCGTGTAGCGGGTCAGTTTGGGGTTGTTGGTTACCTGGTCGTTATCCAGTCAACGTCGAAGGAATAGCGGTATTTCATCGTGGAATCATTACGGCTTTGCTCTCCCCACCGGCTGATATAGGCTTTCCCCTCAATTGCATCACGCAATGCGCGGGCCACGGCAATTACATCTGCATCGGTATCACCGTAAACATCAACCTGAAGAGAGTAGTGATCAGCATCTGGCCGCTGGTTCAGGTAATTTTCAGGAGAGCCGCCAATGTTTTGCCAGACCGCGTAGGGGTAAACGATATTGTCATCCTGTATCCCGAAGGGATAGAGCCTGACGGGGTTGGTACCCAATAAATCCTTTACAGCCTGGCTTGCCGCGCAGACAGAGAATATTGGAGCTATCATACGGACGTTCCTTTTTTGGCTGCGCTACGGACGGCACGATCGATAGCCTTTTCCAGTTCCAAAGCGAAAATATTAATTACGTCAGTATCCACGCCATTCATTGCCGGGCGTAGTATTGGCCTCGCAGCCATATGCTCGGTCCCGAATTCCAGAAATCGCCAGTACCAGGTATCACCACCGGGATTACCTTTATCTCCGGCTGTATTATAACTTTTTCCCGCCCTGCCTTTTCGCACATTGGCCTGTGTATTGGCATATTGCCTTGCACCGCCCATTACCCCTACACGAAAGGTTGGGTCGCCCGTTCTGCGAAAGGCTTTGCTGCTGAAACTCACGACAATATTTTTATAGATGGCTTCTTTAGTAAGAAAGTCATCGACACGAGCGGCATTATTGCGGGCCCTGTCCCGGATGACGTTTGCTGCTTTACGCAGCGCTGCACGTCCGGTTTTATTGCGGGTCACCTGTGAGACGGCATCCATCTTGCCCAGTACCGACTCAAGCCCGGTAAGGTTAACCTCTACACCATCAGCCATCGTTCACCCCTTCTGAGCAGGGCAGCGTCAGATATTCCCTGCCGCTGCGCGGGTCTGGTAAAACGCCTTCAATGTTGTAAATGCCATCGCGATACAGAATCCTGTGCTTTCTGGTGACGCCCGCCCGGTAACGAATAGTTATGCGTGTTGTTATCTCGCCCTGTGATGCCTGGGCCGCTATAAACTCCCGCGCTGACAAGGGGTATACTTCGGCCCAGATGGTTGCGACATCTCGCCAGGTATTAATTACGGCTCCCGTTGTCGGGTTCTGCTCTTTTACCGGCTCCTGCAGGGTAACCCTGTGACGCAATTTCCCGGCCTGCATATCACCCCCTGGGTTTCCCGCTGAGATAGGTTTGCGGCTCTGCCTGCACATCCTCTTCACCGGCCAGAGACTGAATGATCACATCACACAGAGCCATGTTTGATTCAGCCAGACGGTTTATCGCGTCCGTCTGCTCCCGCTGTGCTGCGGTCTGTTCGCTCAGCGCTGCTATCAGCGCGTTTACCTGTTGCTCGTTCATAGGCAATTTTCGTCCACTTTTTTAACCATTCACGCCGACGGCGGCACCCTTCACAGGCCATTTTTTCTCCCTACAGTCCATAGATTCGGTATGGTTGTAAAAGCGCCTCAACAGCAAATGGGGCCTCTATCGCCGTTTGGCCTACAACAACGGTTTCACGATGTTCGTACCAGTGACCGATAAGCAGAAGCATCGCTGCTTTCACATCATCGCCAGGGAGAATTGAATCAGGATCATCTGCATACCCCTCGCTGGTTTCGGACTCATACATTTTGCGACGAGTCCATGTTTCGACGTAACGAGAAGCAGCTCCGATGTAGAGGGTCAATATTGAGTCGTCATCGGTAAAATCAGGCTCAATGCGACAGTGCTCTTTAACCACTTCAAGTTCTAACATTATTTTTTAGCCTTCTTCTCTGGCACGGTTTCCGGCTGTTCCGGCTGTTCCGGCTGTTCCGGCTGTTCCGGCTGTTCCGGCTGCACAGAATTATCAACATCGACCAGCCGTGCATAGCCCTTTTTGACCAGTTCGCGACCGTGCTGCTCCTGCGTCTCCAGTAACTCCCCCTCAGCCACAACTACACCGCCGAAGTAAATTGGTTTAACCGCGATAAGCTTCATGGTATTCCCTCAAATATTGCGGCCCGAAGGCCGCACAAGATATTACTGACCGCCAGACGCCGGAACAGTGAATGAGCCATAAACAAAGGCTTCAGGACGTTTAACGGCCAGCGCCAGGCGCTCTTCGCAACGGATTGTGATCATGTTTTTCTCGAAGTCGTCGGCGTTCTCAGTAGAGATGACAACGTTCGTTTCTTCACGGTCAAAAATCTGCGCACCGGCACTAAATGCCCCGGTCAGGAATTTACCCTGGAATGCCGTAGCTTCTGTCGCAACGACCGGAAGGCCCCAAAGAGTCGGCCCCGTCAGAGCTGCAGGGTTTGCCAGGATGTAGCGGCCCAGCGTGTCTTTGGTCAACTCAATTTTCGCCCAGTCAATGAAGTGCAGGACGTGTCCGGATGCCGGGAAGCGGGCAAGCTGAGCCTGCAACATCGCGAGACGCAGATCGTCAATACCGTTCTGATTCTCAACCTGAAACGCTGCCGCAAATGCTGAAGCCTGCGGAATGATGCCTTCCAGATGAGCGCCAGTACCATCGCCGAACAGAATTTCCTGCTCTTCGACATACTTCAGGCCGAAGCGCATTTCAGCATCGACCTGAGACTGCAGTTGCGAAAAGTCATCGAGGATCTGTTTGGATGCCTTGAAAAGATGCGCAATGGTTCGAACTGGCGTGATTTTTTCTGCAAACTCAATATTGCTGTACGGTTTGGTCGTATTTTCTGCGACCGCCGCTGCGTTATTGGTAAAGCCAGTTTGCTGCACCCAGTAAATGGTGTTTGATGCCGTTGTACCTGGCGCGATCAGATCGCGGATAAACAGACGCTGCTTAGGCGCGGTATCAATACCCGGCAGACGGTCAGGAGCAACAATATTGCCGGGTACATTAGCGGTAAGTAGCGCCGCCTTCACCGGAATTGAAATCCGCTGGCTGGCCGCGACGCTGGCAGCAAAGGTTTTCAGCGCTTCAGCAGAAATAACCTGCTGACCTACAGATTCCACAACCTGTTTTGCATTTGCCAGCGGCATCTGCGCAACATGCTGCTCCAGTTCACCCAGCGCGGCTTTAAGAGTTTTTTCGGCTTCTTTCAGTGCGTTGAGTTCAGACGCCATTTTATCCACGGTGTCTTTGGTTTCCGCCGACAGTTTGCCGTTCTTCTTCGCCTCAGTCAGGGCCTCTTCCGCTTTGGCGTTAAATTTTCCGGTCGCTTCCTCAATGGAGGCGGTGACTTTTTTAAGAATATCGTTCACGTCAGACATAATTTCTCCGTTACTGGCATGCGTTCGCCAGGCCGCTTAATGCGACATCCAGCTCAGCTAAAATTTCAGGGTTAGGTTGGGTAGCGCGCGGCATACCATCGGGATCGGTAACAGCGCCCGGCGTGTTACCTGTTAACGCTTTGATTAATTTCCGGCGCTCAGACCGGGGGGTATTTGTTTTCGCCAGTAGCGCATCAAGTTTTCTCAGCGCTGCAGACGGGGAGTCATCACCATCGCTTACGGCATCAGCAGAAAGCAGACTGTCGGCCAGCCCTTTTTCTACGGCATCACTGCCTCCGATATAACTTTCAGCATCCATAAGCTGCTGTACGGTCGCGATATCAAGCCCTGAGCGCGCTGAATAGATATCAGCCATAGCGGTATCAAATGGCTCAAGAGAAGTCGATAATTCCGCAAAATCATGGCGGTTGCCCATCGCTACTACCCAGCAGTTATGGATCATCAGAAAGGCACCGCGCCCGATTTGAATATCGTCCCCGGCCATAGCGATAATCGAAGCGGCGCTGGCAGCGATGCCCAACACTTTTACAGTGACTTTCCCCTGGTACTCGCGAAGCAGGTTGTAAATTGCCAGGCCTTCAAACATATCGCCGCCGGGCGAGTTGATGTTTACCGTCACATCAGCACCGTTCATCGAACGTAGAGCGCCGGAGATGCGTTTTGCCGTGACACCCTCATCCCAGTAATCACGCCCGACAACATCAAAAATAGAAATGGAGTTGTCATTATCGGATGCCGCCCTGATACCACCATTCCAGCGCTCAAGTGCTGATGGCTGGGGCTCACTGGTAACACCCGCGCACGGGCGTCCCGCCGGAGCAACCGGAAGTTGTCTAATTGTCATGAGAATTGGCTCCTAAGCGGCCTGTTTAAGGGGCGATTGCTCGAAAGGAATATCAGGGAAAACGTGGTTATGAAGTTCTCTGACAGCCAGCGCCTGAACGGCCGGGTTGCTGTTTTCAAGATTCTTCAACTGAGTCAGGTTCAGCTGAACTGTATAAATATCACCGCCTTCAATTGGTGGCATATTTTCCAGCCTTCGCACATCGTTGCGCGACATCCAGCCATTCTGCAGGGCGCTGGTATAGTACGCGGCACGTCCTGCACTATCGGCTCGCAGAAGCCCCTCAACAGAGAACTCAGCAAACAAATCCTCATCACTGTTCAGAAGGCAACGCGAGATTTCCTGCTCAATATTGACCAGTAAAGGGCGCAGAGTATGGGTCAGGAACAGCATGTTCATCCCTTCAAGACTCGACGCCCAACTGGATTGTTTTGTCGTATGGCCGACCATGAATGGCGGTACACGAAACCAGCGGCATATTTCCTCAATGCTGAATGAGCGGCTTTCAAGCAACTGCGCGGCTTCCGGGTTCATGGTAACATTCTGGTATGTCAGCTCATTTTCCAGAACCATCAGTTTCCCGGCATTTTTAGAGCCAATAAAGTTCTGGAGGGCCTTGCGAAGCCTTTCTCGCTGCCCTTCGTTTAGCGCAGTTTTCGAAGAGAGAAAGCCGGTGCTCTGCAAACCATTTTCGAATATTTTCGCCGCTGCTTCATCCACCGCCATAGCCGCGCCGAAAACGTCAACCCCGGCCATCGTCGGCATCATCCCGCACACACCATCAAGACCAAACCCACGAATGTGCATCATCCTGTCTACAGGAATGATCCGCTGAACGCCGTTATCCGTATAGGTGTACTGCAATTTTCCGCTATCGAGTCGCTTTACAACCATATTCTGAGGAAGTAACGGGACCAACGATACCAGCTTGCTACCGATATACAGCTTTTCGACAAACGCATTTCCGCGCAGACAAACACTGGCCACAATCATTAGCATGAAACGGGAAGGTGTCATTTCCGGGTTAGGACGCCTGCATAATATCTGGTAGGCGGGATTGTTCTGGGCCAGCTTTCGCGATCCATCTGCCTGCCTCTCGTATATTTTTAGCGGTAGTGTGGAGACCGACTCACTTAGGAGCCTCACACACGCCCAGACGGCAGAAAGCCGGATAATTTTGTCAGCGGTGACCACTTTTCCGCTACTGCTGGTTCCGAACCACTCCCGCCAGAATTCACCGTTCGTCAGGCTTATGGGAACACCAAGCCAGTTTAAAAGAGCGCTCTTAACACGCCCTGGTTGCTGTTTATTCTTAGCCATCAGATACCCACTATGATCGGATCGTCAAAAAAGCCCTCAATATCGCCATCATCAGGCTCATAACCTTCTGCAGCACCAATTGCCATCGCTGACGCAACCACACCATCTATTCGACCAGTACTCTTTTTCTTGGCGAATATGCGGTTTTCTTTTTGGTCGGCTTCGGTTACGGCGGAAGCAGCGTTCCATCGGAGGCAGGGGTTTGTTTTAATAATGATTACGCCATCATCCAGCATCTGTTCAAAGAGTTCGATGGAATGAGGCATCCACAGTCCAGAATCCTGCGCCTTGTAATATCCCTGTCCGTGAGGAATAAGCGGTACCGACACAGAAGCGCTCTCCAGTTCCGGTTCAAGATATTTGATGCGGTACTGGTCGAAGGCGATCGCCTTTATATCGAACAACATGGAAAGATCAGCAATGCGTTCAGCAACAAAGCCATATTTCACCGCCTTTCCGGGCGTAGTATGAATATGGCCTCCCCGTTCCCATGCGTCATAAGGTACGCGGTCTGTTTTCGCTCTATCCAGCAAAGTATCTTTTGGTGTCCAGAACTCCACCAGCAGCTTTCTTTTTTTTGGGAAAAAGAGCGCCAGAGACGTAAGGTCACGAGTTCCTGAAAGGTCCAGGCCGCCATAGCATTCTTCTCCCTGCATCTCCTGCAGGTCAAAGTCCTCTTCACACCCCATCCAAACATCGCTGCTCATCCAGGGGTTATCGGCATCTACCCACTGACAGAAGTTTAACCGCCGAACAATACTTTCCTTCGACGGCATCCCCCGGGCCTGCGTTACCTGCTCACGCAGGTAACGATCGGTAAAAGTGTGACCAAGTGAGGGGTTTGCTTTTTTCCAGCAGGACTCATCCTTGAAAGGGTCTTCTCCTTCGTCAAGGGAGCAAATGAAAGAAAAGAAACTGTCGTCCTCAATCGAGCCTTCGGCAACTTTCCGCCCATACTCGTGATAGTCATAACAGACGCTGGTTTTGTCGTGGCCGCTGTTAGTGATCATGAAAATCAACGCCTGGCGACGACCTTTCGTCCCGGCGCGCATCATTTCCACAACCTGGTTGTTTTTGTGCTCGTGAATTTCGTCAATCAGCGCACAGTGTGGGCGTGGCCCTGACTGCCCATCATCCGAACTGATAGGCCGGAAAAATGAGCCGGTCTGAAGAAACGCAAGGTTCCACTCTTTCCCCGCGCCGCCTGATTTATTTATTCGCTGTGCTAACGCAGGGGACTGATCCACCATCGCGACAGCATCACGAAAAAGGATCATGGCCTGGTCTTTTTTCGTCGCCGCTGCGTAGACTTCTGCGCGAGGTTCTTTGTCGGCAACCAGACAGTAAAGAGCAATACCCGCTGCAAGTGGAGATTTGCCAGAGCCTTTACCTGACTCGACGTAAGCCATGCGGTACCGGCGATAATCGTCTGAGTTTTTCCAGCCGAATATCGAACCTACAATAAAGCACTGCCACGGCAGCAGGTTGAAGGGTTTACCTTCATGCTCACCGCCGTTGAGCTTCAGTACTTTGGCAAAAAAGTCGATAGCACGCTGCGCCGCTGCAACATCCCATACCAACCCGCGAGCATGGCAGGATTCCAAATCTTTGAGATGTCGTTTACAGGAGTTTCTGATATCAGGCCCGGCGATTTCTTTGCCGGAGTCTACATCCCGCGCATATTGCGTGGCGGGATCAACCGAAGAACTGGTTGAGCGGGTCTTCTTCTTTTTCTCCACCATCTACTTTCACCTTCGTCCTGGCTGCAGGTGTAAGACCGAATTCAACCAGATAACTTTTGAAACGGCGATCAGCGTCGGCCAGCATGGCCACAGCCGGATTTGCCTTAATCAAAAAGCCGCCATCGGTCTTCACCGTATATGTTCGGCCCTCATCGGCGATAGTGAGGCGCAGCTGCAAAATGTCGGCATAAATATCGCATAGACGCTCCAGCGCCAGCGTATCTGCAACGGTCAGAATCCCCATTCCGTCGAGTAGCATGGTGAGTTTTCCCCAGGCTACTTTTCCCCAGTCGGTGAGATGCGCCGGAGGGCTGGGTATTTCTCGCGCTGGCGTGGGTTCTTTATCGTTGAGTTTTCGTTTTCCCGGATTACCGGTTACCACTTTGAGATGGGTCGGTTTCGGGCGTCTTCCTGCCATCGGAACCTCCCAGAAAAAAACTTTTCATTTCGCGGTTGTGCACAAAAAGGATGGGCGGCGGTCATTTCGGGTCAGACTTCTGAACTTTTGACCCGCCCCTCCCCTATGGAATTGACGTCATCTGAACCAGTGAGAATTGGGATCAAGCGGAATACCGTTTTCATCGCAGCCGATAACGGTGCCGCGCTTCTCCATTCGCTGCTTCGTTGAGTCATGGTGCTGCTTACACAGCCCTTGCCAGTTCTTCCGGCTCCAGAAAAGCTTTTGCGCTTCCGCTATTGCCTTGCTGTCACCAGAACGCAGAGCCTCTTTCAGTTTATGCGGGATGATGTGGTCAACCACCGTGGCCGCTGTCACCCTGCCTTGCTCGTGGCACATGACGCATAAGGGGTGCGCTCGAAGGAATAGAAGACGCTCACGGTCCCATTTGCTGCCATATATGCGCGGTTCTTTGTTCATGTTTTCGTTCCTTGAGCATTATCACAGGCACTCAGTGAATGCCTGCTGTAATGCCTTAGCTGGACTGCTCAGCGCTGGTATCGAAGAGCGGCAGCGCTTCAGTTGCTTCCTGCACAGCTTTCATCGTCTTTGCTACCACTTCAGTCTCTGATGTGACACGGCTGTATTGCTGGATGAAAAGCTGATACTTAAGCGGATCATCCTGAACAAATTCTACGGCGACTTTTGCTGCTGCTGTGTCGTAGTTCAGGGTGGATAGCAGGTTCAGGCGAATCTGCTGGGCGTCGGTAATTTCGACCATGTCATACCTCTGTGCGATGTGGGGAGCATTATCGAAGCCACGCTATGGAATGGCTCCTGTAATGCCCGTCACTCTAAGAAAAAGAAACGCCTAATTTAATCAGTGTGGCTCTCTTTTCATCGATACGACGATCAAGCTCAGCCACCGCATGTGGACGTACAGCATCCAAAAAAGCATTATCTTGGTAGGCTGATTGGATTGTTACACCAAGCCCGGCACCGCTTTCGATAATACTTTTGAGGCGCTGTAGTTCTTTTATCTCGTTATAGAGATAACAAGCTGCACTAAGATTCTCAGCGTTCACGACCAGTCTCCTTCTTGCAGTTAGCCTGCACTGCTTTGTTGTGCGCCAGAATGTCGCGCTTCGTTTGTCTGTCCAGCGCGTCGATATCGTGATCAGTCAGGTAGATGATCCGCACCCAGTTGCAGGCGGTATCAACCACCACCGGGGCGGGTAAAGTTTTCGCGCAGCTCCCGATCAACATCGTCATCAGGCATATGGCTAACAGTCTGCTGTACATTGCTGGCCTCTTTCGTTGCTTGCGCCTTCCGTTCTGCCATGGCGACGGTGGCGGTGGCGTTCTCTTCGGTTCGCTGCTGATCGGCTTTGGCTTCCGCCTTGCTGGTTCCGCGTGAATGGCCTAACCCAAATGCGCCAGCGACAATGGCCAGCAACGCAGTTGCCAGACCAATAATCATTTCAATGCACATGAGGACCTCACACCAGAACAGATTTAGCTTTCAGGAATCGGGCGCGTCGGTTATCAATGCCATTCTGCCCACCGTTGATAATCTGAGTTACGCGTACCAAATCGCCGGGGTATTTCAAACAACCGCTTGATGAGTAGAACCATGCGGCGCTGCGGGCTGCGTTAATATCCTTCTCCAGCAGTTCAGGGTTGCTGACTAAATCGAGCTTTAGCGCAGTGCCACATCGCAGATAATTATCCAGGAAGGTGATTTGCTTCAGTCCTCGCCCGCGATATTTCCAGCCATCACCTGCTGACTTATTGCCGTAGCGATTGCTGTAGACCAGATTTGCGATTGCTCTCTGGCGTTCAAGCGGTAGCGCCTTCTCAGATGATTTGCGCCCGAGTGAGTTTGCCTGGTCCTGCGTGATACGCTTTGCCTTCACGAAACCAGCCAGCCCGGCAACGCTATAGTTGAAGCTTTCTACCAGTTGAGTGAATGAAGTACTTTCGTGGCCGCACTGCGCAATAAACATCGCCTGGTCGAGTGGAGCAGTGATGCCGAATTCTTTCATCGCAGCATCAATATGCGGAAACCAGCGCGCAGCTAACCCGGCGCTGATACCAGCCGCCTTCTGGAATTGTGATTTATTCATCAGTGCCTCAGTGCATCAACAAGCCGCGCGACATTGCCTCTTACGCTCAGCAGCACAACAAGGATCATGATATTGGCCCCGATAGTGGGCCATGTTGAATAGGGATAGATGCCGCACAGATACGCCAGCGGCACAGAGCTGTATATCACGGTTATCAGCCATGCCAGCCGGGAGACCCACTTCCGATGCCGTGAGTCTCGACGGCGATAGAACATCAGAGTAACCACGACCCCAGCGCATAACAGCGCATTGATGGTTGCAGTAGGATCATTTAGTACCACCGGAACCTCCCCGGCGCGTTATTAGCGCCACCAGCGAGCCAATATCCTGATTGTTCAGGAAGGTGAGTATTTTCACGGCCAACGCCGAAATGATTACGGCACCTATAGCATCCAGCGGTTTATCGCTATACCCGGTAAGGGCGGAGAGTTTAGAGCCCACCAGCCCAGCACAGAGAACCCCGGCGATATAGGACACCACGAAATAAGCCATACGCCGTGTTGCACTCAAATCGGCAGCGGTCGCTATATAAAACACAGAACCAGCAAATGCCCCGAACACAACACCGTAATCAGTACCGGTTAACAGCCCATAAACACTCGCACCAGTTAAAGCGCCACCAGCTAAGCCTGTGCCGGTTATTGGTTCGGACATCGGTCCCCCTCAATTGCTGTGAATCCTCTCAAAGTTGAGGGGAATGGGATCAGGCTTCACGGGCTGGATTTATCAACAAAGCACGTCGTAGATGATTCCCGTGAGCCTGAAATAAAAAAGGCCACGCAAATGCGCAGCCTGTGAATAGTTGCCGCTAAGTGGCGGCTTATTTCCCTGTTTGATATTGTTAATTTGCCAATAACCATACAGACAAGGAGATTAACGTGTCTGACTACCACAACCTGTTACATGTGATCAAATCGCGCGTGTGTGAAAACAGGAATATGTCTCACTCCGCGTATTATCCGGGTAGCATGCAGGACAATCAGATCAGAAACAGAACGGCGCTGATTTATGTCCTTGAAATGATTCTCCATCAGCACAGACAAAAATATGCCACTATTTTCAATCCGCTCGAGGGAAAAGCTGCGTTGCATCACCTCATCTTTATGAAAACAAAATGGCGGCTGTCAGAAATCAGGGATCTGAAGCTGGAAGATGCTCTTTTTGTTATCCAGGATGAGCTAAGGATTGAGAACATAAGAGACGAGGCTCAGGAGGCATTAAGCTCGTTCAATCTGCCTTTAGCTGCTTTTCTGTTTGAGGACCTTCCAGAAGAGGACTGGAACTATAGGGGAAACTCAGCGTTCCTACGAAACCTGATGATGAAAGCAACCCAATAGACTTGTCGATCTCTTTTAGCCGTTCTTCAAGAACGGCTTTTTCTGCCACCAGACGGTTGAAGTGGGCGAGATGAGTTTTCTGTTGTCCAAGCCAGTCTTCAAGCTGTTGGGTGGTCATGCCCGGGTTAAAAAAATATGGCTGCTGCATAGCTTCCCCCGTGAAATAGAAAAGCCCCAGCGAGTGCTGAGGCTTTGGAATTGTGGTTGTCGCTCTACGACGATGTGACAGGGGTACTGATGCAATGCATCTCGCGAATACCCCTGTCGTATCGCCGGAAAGCAAAAACCCCGCGCTGGCGGGGTTCTCGTTATATTCAAATTGTCGCTTTTTGTCGCTGCCGAGTGGCGCAGCTCTGCCAAGCATGAACGGATTATCTAATTTTTAGACCTGAAATCAACTACCAATAACAAAATAAGCACCAATTGCTAAAAAATCATTCAGACTCAGCTTTCAGGCTTTGCCTTGCAGACAGGAAAGTTTTCGCCTGAAATACCTGCAAGCACCAGTTAACCCGATCCTTTGCCATCTTGAACGTAAGCCATGGAGCTGCTCGTTCCAGCTCGCGGGCAATATCGGCGACTTTTTTACGAGTGGTGTAAAAGCTCACCCCTACGATATAAACCGGATCCGTTGTGTCGAATGCCTTCAACACACATTCCTCAACGAAATCCGCATCATCATCTCTTATAGCGGTATCTATTATGCTGGTAGTGGGTTTCGGCCATAAAATTGCGTGTGCTCTATTTAGCGCATGCTGACCGCGATAACCTTCCTCCCTCGCCTGCTTAATTGCCGCAGTAAAGCGCTCAAGAGATTTATCAGACCAGCGATCTCCTCTAATAACTCGCCAGCACTCATGGCTTCTTGGTAATCGGGGCGCAGCCTCACCGCGCATGGTATCACCCCATACGGTAAGCAATGATTTAATCCAGCCTGATTGTATGCCGGTCAAGAGTTTTGCCCGCCCCAGATAGCGCTTATGCGTAGCCAGGGCAACCTCATTAAGGGCCGCATTATGTCTACGGCGTTGCATTGGAGTCATGCTGTCTCTCCCCGGATCTGACAGGTGCGTATAAAGTTTTTGAGGATACGGTAGTCAACTAATACAGTGCCGCGATGACGACAAAGGCGAAGCTTTTTCCAGCGGTAGCGTATCCGCTCTATTGCGTCACGGCTCATGAGGTCACCCTTCTATCAATGGCAAATTGCGCCAACACCATAAACGCGTGGCCTTTAGCCTCCAGTTCCGTGCGGTTGATATAACTGAATTTCTCTCCTCGCCAGGTCTTATCAAATACAGCTATGGCACCAGCAAAAAACGCGCTGGTCGGCTTTTGTTTGTCGTTGGCGGGTTTAAACCAGACAGGCAGATCAAAACCAATTCGCCCACGAATAAAGCAGACATGATCCGCGTCTTCCGGCCACCATGTTTCGCTCGTTGCGGATTTGACCAGGAAAACATAGCGTCCGCCCTTCTCGCGTTGCGCAGCTGCGTAGTTCATGATGTGAGTCATGCCAGTGATGGCTTGCTTTTCGTGGTACTGAGAGCGGCTGTAAGGCGGATTACCAAATGCAGCACCACCGATTGAAGAAAGCATTTCCGACCAGTCCTGTGTCAGCGCGTTATCTTCTGCTGTGTACCAGACAGGGCATTTTGCGTTGCTGTCGTCAGCAAACAGATCCAGCATCAACGGTCCAAACATCGCGTTGATACCCCAGAAAAGCGGATCCGGCGTTCGCCATTGGTCGCCAACCTCTTTTAAGTAATGGGATGGCGAGTTACGAAGGGCCGTGAGAGATTCGCAGTAAGGATTAGTCATGCGATGGTCTCCCCTAATTCCTGAAGAACCTGCGCCAGCAACTCGCTTTCAGTACCGAATTTCTCTTCCCATGATTTACGGCCGGCATGAATAGCAACGCCGTAACCACCAGTGCGATGATGGGCGTGGCAAAGAGGAATGACATGGAAGTTATCAGCGCGGACAGATAAGCCAGTGCCAGAGCTGCAGTGATGGATTTCAGCCGGGGATTCGCCGTAATCAAGGTTGCGGCAAACTATGCAGCCAAGAGCGGCTACGCGGCTAAGATGAAGCTTTTCAGCTTTTGTTTTGGATTTGCTCATATCGCACCGCCTAGATGCGACAGACAAACGGAAACACCGCGCACTGAGGCACGGCGTAAAATGGCGTTGCTGCATTTTTGCGTCATCACTTTACTCCGGTGATGGCGCGATAGGTTCGGTGTTCAGCCGACGTGATTATTATAAATCAGCTTCTGTCCTGCTGGAAGAAGCTTTTACATTCCTCGTGAGAGGTTTCAGTATTTTTTATCTCACCCGGCTCTATAGGAGTGAGTATATATTTACCACTTGGAAGGCTATCAAGCACGTAACTACCAGGAATGCGGATAGCCTCTATTAACTCATCAGTATTCATCGACCACCACCTTATGAAGATATTTTTTCACCAGTGGCAGTTTCTGCCTTACAGTTATTGGTGCCTTTCACATTACCTCCAGTGCGAAATTATCTCGCTAATATCGAGCAGTGGCATCAGAGGTAATGCGCACTACCAATCAAAAATCAGAAAAACCAGTCGTCGGCACTTTCCCACGTTTCCTGCAGGATTTGCTCTATGCGCTTTTTATCACCATCAACGCCGCCCAGAACGGTCAACCCGTCAGTGCTTGAGCGTCTTATATTTAGTTTGCAACCTTCATAGTTTTGATGAAGACGGCGCAGCAGTTCAACTTCAAGGGCGGGAATGGCCCCTTCTGGTAGTTTTTTAGTCTTGTCGATGGTTACTTCGATTCTCATAGTATCACCTCGCTCGATACACTGTATAAATAAACAGTACACCTAACTCATTGAATGAGCAATATCTTAAGAGCACAAAACGTTAATTTTTATCAGTCATGGGAAAACAAAACCCACCGTAGCGGGTTGAATCTATGGGGTTTTTTAGTCATGTTCTCTAAAGAGAGACAGAGTCTTAGGTCACAGTAAACAAAAATCGCCCAACTCATGAGTGGTAAAACAAGTCATATTGACGAGACCTTATATGATTACGTAATGGCCAAATTTAATCGAGCAGTGACATCAAAACTGTTCGATTAAAGTAGTCGGGCAAGCGTGCGACACTCTTCGAATGTTATCCTTAGACAAGCTCAAGGTAAAAAATGTCTAACATAAACAATTAAATTAAATCCGATTTGATTAAAAAAATCGTTATAACTAACTTAAACCTCACTACCTTTAAGAAAATCATTATGAAAAAGCATGAACTCGTAATCACCGCCTTTATTTTTAACCAGTTCAATTTCAAAATCTGGCCATGGGTACTTATAGCGCAAAAACAAACACTTTGACTCAATATCGATTAGTTTTTTAAGGCCAAAAGAAAAACATCCAACAATATTATCATCCTTAAACTCTCTGGCTATAACCAATGTACTTAAATTCTTATTCTTAGAGCACAAGTTTAGATATGCGCGGTTGAAAACCACCTCATTTCCTCGTGAATCATTTGCCATGATAAATCCTCAGTCATCCCTAAGTAAAAGACTTAAAAATCAAGTAACAGAAGGCTCCGGTACTTGATGGTTCCATTTTACAGGAGACAATAGCAGCTTTAATGGAGTAAAGATTCAACTATTTTCAAATTGAGAAGTTTCCAAATCATTTAAACTAAAGCACATATTAATAAGCGCACCACATGAATTTAATTCAACAATTTCAGATACAGTTGCAATCTCAGCTTTTTAATACATCATGCGGCTGCGTCCCTTTTCTGACATAACTCAGGAAAATTGCCCATCACCAGTACCTCAACGAACGGTGGCGGCACAAAGTTGCCGAAGCGTGCTAACAGAAAGAAAAAAACCGCAACAGCGGGTTTATACAACGACCACCAGCAGCAGACCTTCCAGCTCAATGACACGCTTGCAGGTGTCTTCCAGTAAAGAGTCCATCATTTCACCTCCTGTGGAGCGACTGCGAGCATTGCGGTGCGGCGTTCCTGTAACTCACACAATGCTCTTACTATCTGGCTGCATTCAATAACCTCTGCCTCTGAAGCGGATTCAGCCATAACCTCGAAGTGTGATTTCATCGCCAAGGATAGTGACTCTAACTCTTCATGCGTTAAGCGCTCATTAATCATCAATACTTCTCCACTTAATGCCTGCATCTGTCATGGCTTTCTCGTAAATAATCGCAGTTTGGACGGCAGTATAATGCTTCCAGATAGTAGGGATTACGACCATGCGTGCTGTCGGCGCTGGCTGCGCGTTGCGATAGAGCGGTGTAGAATGTAGACCTAATATCCCCTCAGCATTGGCGACATAGCTGCAGTCGGTGGTTAATTGGTCACCAGTGCGGGCATGAATTATCCACGCCACCGGATCGCTGTCCATTGCGGCCAGCGCCATGCGGGCCAGCTCTTCCGCTTCTTCTGCTGGCAGCATTACGTTGCTTCCAGCTCCATAGGTTTCACGCCATGATTTAATTTTTTCCAGGCGTTCTCTGGTTAACTGGTTATTGGTCATTTAATCACTCTCCCGACTCAACTTCTCATGGACTTCCTGCGCCTCTCGGTACGTCAATCCGAACTGATTAACCATGAAGTTAATAAGTTCGACATATGGCTTGCCGTCTTCTATCTGACGAAGGAGAATTTTCACGTCGTCATTCAATAATTTTTCGTTCATTCAATGCCTCTTCGAGCGCCTCAAGTGCTATCCGATAAATAATCAGGTCTTGCGCTTCAAGATGATTGAGAGGAGCTAATTCCTCTTTCCACTTTATCCGCTGCTGCAGGTTTTTAATGAGTGCACGTGCTTCGCACTCAGCAAGATCAATCACTCACACACCCCTGCATAAACGCTGCTACACACGGATTTGTCGTTAGCTTCAGCCAGTAAATCGAACTGGGCTCCGCCTCGGGTTGTCATCGCCCAGTCGCGATAGGTTTCAATCCCGTAACCGTCCACCGTGATAACGTCTATACGACGTTCTGCCCGGCGCGGATCATGGGTTGATGGGAAAAATGTAGAGTTGCCGCGGCGAGAGCAAGCTGCAACGAAGCGCTCCCACTTTGCTACCCTGGCTATTTCCTCCGGCCAACGCTGGAAAATCTCCGCTAATTCAGATTTTCGAGCGTGAATGCATGGCATACACCCAACGCGACTACAGCCTTGCAGATATAGTGGGTTTGGCTTAATTCCATGGCGTTTTGCAATAGCAAACACATCTTCATGCAGCCAATTGAGAATTGGGCGATAGACGTGCAGACCAGGAGTATTATCTGCATCCTCTTCCCACATCGGCAGGCCAGCCCGCGCTGGCGATTCTTGGGCGCGTACGCCCTGCCAACTAATAACCTCGTCATATTCATCAAGCGCCGGTAGCACCACCTGAGTGCGTACAGGCTCATGTTTAAGGTCGAACGTGCAGAACCGCGCTTTTGTGCTCGGGAATCGACCTTTCCACATGCACAGGTCCAGAAATGGATTACCGGTTGGGTGGAGGATTTCCAGTGCACGGGCGATACGCTCCTCCGCTTCATCGTGAGACATCCCGCATTCTTCAACGAGGGAAACCGGCCATTTTTCTGCAATGAATTTACGTTTACCTTCAATCTAGCGAGTGAAATCAGCTTTTACCCGGCGAATCGGACCCAGCTTTTGTTCAAGATAATCCAGATATTCCATCGTCTGAGGGTGTTCATGGCCCGTATCAGCAAACACCCGATCGTGCTTCACGCCGTTCTCTACGGCATACAGGCATTGGGCTAACGAGTCTTTCCCGCCGGACATGGAAATCAAATTAAAGGTGTTTTCTGCCAGACAACGCCGGTCGATGTCACCCTGCGCCAGTTCGGTGATATCAGTTGTCATGCTACCTCCCCGAGCACCCAGCGGAGTGCGCTCGCATACTCACCCTCGGCAGATTCAAGGGCTTTTGCAATTTCTTTGCGCGTTTTAATGCGTGGTTTTTTATCGCCCAGTACCTGGCGCTGACGACGCGCTTTTTCATGGCCGGTAGTGCCAGCGGTCGCCGCTTCAATTTCAGCTACCTTTTCCCGCTGTTCTTCGGGTTTCAGTGATGCAAGTTGACGTGCCTGAGTAACTGTCACCGTACCGGACTCCACCGCTTCCCGGACGGCTTGGGTAGCATCGAGAAGGGAGAGTGTTGCACGAACGGTTTGAACGCTGCAGCCAAACAACACCGCAATGTCGTCCTCATCGAGTCCGCGGTCGAGCGCGTCTGACATTTTTTTAGCCCGGCCCAGCGGTGTATCAGGTCGGCGAATTTCGTTTTCGCTGACCATGTATTTAGCCATCTGATTTGCTGATCCGCGCTTAACAACCCCAGGAACAAACAGTGGGTCTTTGCCTTCTTTCAGAAGGAGTTTATTTGCCTCAATGGTATGTTTAACGCGCTGGCGGCCTACAACAACGCATGTGAGCCCTGTTTCAGGGTCTTTCCAGACGATAATCGGCTCCAGTACACCCAACTCCTTAATGTTTAGTACCATCCCTTCGTCGATCGGCAGGTGGACCCGCTCATCGTAGAGAGGGTGGGTCTTATCGGTGACCAGGTGCAGATTTTCAGGATCAAACTTCAGAGCATTTGTCTTTCCGCTGGCGCCGTATACGTCGATTGAATTCTTAGCCATTTTTAACCTCGTTTTTATTAACCGCCTCAGCCCATTTTTCTTCCAGCTTTCTTCTGGCTTTATCCTTGCCACCAGCCCAGTAGCTTTGCTGGACTCGGTAATGGTCAAAGGGGCATTTCAGTGCGCCAGAGCAAGAGCCAAACGTATAATCTCTCCAGTGGTACTCAGGTAACGCGCCGCAATCAGGGCATTGCTGTAATTTCATTGGGCGGCCCCGCGACATTCCCTCAGAAGGTTTTCAAACTTCGCCCGAAGCCGGTTCGCGCAGCCAAACGGCATATCGTTGAAGCACCACATTGCCGCGCCATTCCGCATGCCGCTTTGGGTAATCTGACCCGTTCCGTGTAACTGGCGAAGCTGATTACCGACCGACGACATACCACGTCCCAGCGCAGCTGCGATTTCCCTGGTGGTCAAATCAGGATTAGCCTTGAGAAATTCGATCATCGTGATTTCACCGCTGTATTGTGTTTTTTTGGATTTGGTTGTTTTCATTGAAAAAACTCCTCAGCCCCTAAACCCCTTCGGAATATCCGCCTGAACTTTGCCGCTAAACCCGAGATTGCCACCGACAGCAAGGTTTACCGGGCACAGCTTCAGCACCAACTCAGGCCATTTACGGTGTAGTGTCGGCATGTCCTGAACCTTTCCGCACCACCACTGGTCGCGCTGAATGCGTTCAATCATGGTGCGGATTTGGTCGTGGCTGCAGCCGTGCTCCTGGCGCAGTTGACGAACTGCCTGTGCCCAGCGAACAAAATTTGGTTCCTTCGGCTTTGCCAGACAGCCGTCGAATTCTGCGGCGCGTTCGTACATCTCGATGATGGTCGACCAGAACCACATCGCGAGATCGAAATCGTCATCGGTAGCCAGGATTCCGTCTTCGGTAGCATCAGGAATGTTTGCTTCCGGCGTGATTGTTTTCTGAGTCGATTCAGAAAAGTTATCCACAGGAGAAATCTCTCCCGCGTGGTTTTTATGATCTGTATGTAGTGATCTGTTTTTAAGATCTGTATAGAGATAGGATTCGGCTTGAGAGCCGTTTCCAGGATTCGGCTCTTGGGCCGTTTCCATTCGGCTCTTGGGACGAATGCATTCGGCTTGAGAGCCGTTTCCATTACTTTCAATAACTTGCTTCGATTCGGCTCTTAAGCCGTTTCCATTCGGCTCTTGAGCCGAATCAATATCTTTCAATGGTTTATTTGAATTTCCCCCTTGCGGGAATATTTTGGCGATTAGTGCGTCCTGATCGACGCGGTAATGCTTCTTCGGCGTGCCGCTTACCTGCCGAAGTTCTTCCTCAATAACTCCCGCCAGGTACTGCTCTGTAATCTTGAACATTGCCTTTCTGACCACATCACCGTCTTTAGCGTGAATCTCTTTCGCAAGCGCTGCGTGCTCTTTGTAAAACCAGCCATTTTCCAGACTCGACTTGCCCGACCAGAACACCAGCTGATTGAGAATGGCCGCCAGCAAATGCTGCTGCCTGTCTCCTGCAAAGAAATCCAGATACGGTCCGGGGATCGTTATGCAGTTCCCCTGTCCCGACATGGCCTGAACAATTTCAAACACCTGATTGTTCATTCCGAAACCTCATTGTGTAGCCGTAAAAACTCTCTCAATCCCACCCAGCCAATAGCCCCGCAGGCTTTGCGGTAGGAAACATCTTTCTCTGTCGCTGTGAGTACCGTCACCATGTGGCCTTTGTGCCTGTGCTGGAAGCGAGAACCGGCCTTAGGGATGCCAGTGCTTGCACAATCTCCTTCAGACGGCTCATACGCCGGATACGCTCGTTTCAGGCGAGCAATCAATTCAGCAGCAGACTGGGTACACATAGTCACCTCCAGAATCAGTGGTATTTCGTTACTTCAACAGCGACAGGCTGATACGCCTTGCTGTATATGGCTTCGATAGCGTCGTCGTGTGCATCAATAGCCGTTCCGATGGCATGCTGGGCCGCCAGCAATGCCCGACGCTCGATCGTGTCGTAGATGCTCAGACGATGACGGATTTCACGCGGCAGAACGCGCAGGATTGACGGAAGCAGCAGGCGGATTTTCTCGCGCTGCTGTTCGGTCTCACCCTTCAGCCAGCGATGGAAGATATTCTGCTGATTGGCCCATGCCTTACCCGGAACCAGGCGAAGCTCAGTCCCACCGGAACGCACGTACTCTTCAGTAATGGCATTGGCTGCATAGGCCTGACCGACTTCAGCAGCCCATGCCAGCAGAACTATTTCAACGTGCTCGTGTTTGATTTCCATTAATCAGACTCCCTCTGCCGCTTGGTGATAATTTCTTCCGTAAGCCCACTAATCGGTGTTGGATGAAGGTCTGGGCGAAGTTCATGAGGGGTTACTACCCACCCTCCCATGCGACAGAGTGGAATGACGCGATCACTAGGGACGCAATTTCGGTTTATCCAATTTGCTACTGACTGGCTCGACTTAAAGTCGAACATGCGGGCGACATAGGAAACATTCCCAATCGCTCTAACGGCTTTCTCCGTTATGTTTTTGTATGGTGTAGGCATTCTTACCTCCTGTGAGTTGGTAAGTAGAGAATACTACACAAAGTAGAAAATGCAACTACTTAAAATAGAAATGACTAAAAACACTCTCTGCCGTAATCTTCTACCTATGGTAGAAAAATCAAATAAGCATCAAGACTTCGCAGATCGACTTAACCAAGAGATGAGTAAAAAGAACTTGTCAGTTAAGCAATTAAGTCATGCGGGACAGGTCACCTACGAAATGGCTAGGCGGTATACGCTTGGCACAGCAAAACCGCGCGATGAAAAGCTGATGAGAATTGCGGAATGGTTGAGCGTGCCTCCAGCCTGGCTAGACTACGGGGCAGTAGAAAGCAGTGCTGAATCCAACGCAACCCCGGAGACTGTCACCCTCACCCAAACAGAGAAAGGCGATGAAACAGAATTCGCGAGCTTAAGCGATGAAGAGAAACGCCTGATTCGAGTCTTCAGAAAATTCCCTGATGCAGAAGCAAACAACATGCTTCTGGCCTTTGAGATCCGCTATAAGAAGCTCCTGGAGTTCTATAGCGAATACGCAGATCCAGACAAAAAATAAATCAGAAACAACCACACTAAACCCAGCAATGCTGGGTTTTTTTGTGTCTCCTCATCCCTGAAGGCAACTTTTAGTAGATATTTATTTCTACTTTAGGTGTTGACCAATCTACTTTATGTAGTATTCTCTACTTATCGACACAACGGTGCGATAGGTTAAACGTTCGGTTGGCCGCCTGAAGGCTAAAAATCAACAGACTTTGCAATGCAGTGAATGCGGCTATGCGCACGCGGCACAGTTAAGCAGTAACACTCGTTTCTAAAAAGAGTGGGGTGGAAAAGAAGCTGTCGTTACCAGTTGTTAACTGGCTGGTATCACCGGGAGGCACCCGGCGCTGCATTGCAAGGTCTGTTAGGTACTCAACACGCATGAGGGAAAGGAGATGATTCGAGACGAAGACAAGCCAGCATGGCGCCGGTTCTGGTTGAAGGTTGTTCCGTTTTTGGTTGCGGTTGCATCGGTAAGCGTTCAGTGCTGGGGTGTCGTATGAGCAGAAATGGCATTCGATCACTGATTATTGTTCTGGCCATCTGCCTTGTTGCCTGGACAGCGACGATCATCAAAATTCTACATGTTACGGGGGTGTTCAATGGCTAATTTTCTGCAAAGCAATCCGGCTTTTAAAGCAGCTCAAAGCAAACTCGCCATTGCGCAATTTATCGGTAACAGTGGCATGTGGTCTGATGCCATGGCGTCAATAAAAGATATTCATGAAGCAGCAAAGCACGAAGAAGACCATATGTTTTGCGGTCGTACGGATTCGCTTTCAGGGCTTCAATTTCGTGATGTTATTTTAAATTATGACCTGTACGGAGATTTAATTTCCGTTGATGCTGACTTGCGTACAGGGCAATATAAAGTAAATACCGAAGTTTCATTTTAATTATCGAACAAATGAATTAATACCTTAAATGGCAGGTATCCACACACCTGAACAAAGGAATAATTATGGAAACCGAAACACTCCGCTGCTACAGCTGCGGCGGCTCCTTTACACGCGAAGAGTTGCAATATCGCCCTTCTGGCCGAGGAGCTTATCGAAAAGTGGCATATTACTGCCCTATCTGTAACGAAAAGGAAAAAAAGAAAGACCAATTAAAGGCTACGCAATCTTTAGTTCGCAAGTCATTACCTTCAAGGCCTGCAAACTTTCAATTACGGCCAGCGGCGTGGAATAAATAATTGGAGGACGAAATATGAAAGCTCTCTCTATACGCCAGCCGTGGGCGTGGCTCATCATCAACGGCTACAAAGATATTGAGAACCGAAATTGGGACACGAAATATCGCGGGCCGGTTCTCATTCATGCCGCCAGCGGCCTGACTAAGCATGAGTACAATCTTGCGCTTGAGTTCTGCCGCACCATTCACCCCAACCTGCCGATAAATATACCTCTGTATGAGCGCATCGAGCGGGGCGGGATCGTCGGCATTGCCACTATCGCCGGCACTGTTCGCGAAAGCGCATCGCCGTGGTTCTTCGGTCCGGTAGGTTTTCAGCTCACTGGCGCGAAGCCGTTGCGATTCGTACCCATGAAGGGGCGATTGAGCTTTTTCCATACTGGCCTGCGGCCACACGGTGTTTTCAATTTCCTTGTTCCTGAAGGTTACCATGATGCGACGGAGGGAACTTTATGAGCTGCGGGTATCAAGGTTATGAATTTGGTGCGCATTACCCGGATAGCCTTTGCTGTGATGGCTACCTGTGGGATTGCGACGCATACGAAGATGGCATGCTGACAAATGGTGGTGACATTCCTTGCCCTGTCTGTAATCGCAAGCAGTGGCTGGCCTTCTACCGCGATCACATCATTGAGTGCGGAATGATGCAGTCAGAGCGCAAGCATGGGCCTAAAACTGTGAAATACGGGGGTTTCCCTGAGCCCGTGCGTGGTGATGCAAAGGCTATGCGTACCATCCGTCGCTGGCTCCGTCGCGGTTGGTACCAGGGCCGTAAGTTCGATGCGGAAGCGCACAAGGCGGCGGTATGAGCATCATCAAAGGCCAGCTTATCAGCAGCCAGCGCTACCTGGACAGGTCGAAAGTAACAGACAGAGCACTGCGCTTTAAACGGTTCATAGTGGCTGTCTACCCCATCGTTTTACGTGACGTTCAGTACACCATCCTGATGGACGGACATCATAACTACGCAGCAGCAATGCTGGCAGGTGTAGAGCCGGATTTCCGCCCCATCACTAAGAAGGTGATGAAAGTCATTGGTGGCATGACAGAACGCGAGCGTGAGGCGCTATTCATCAACAATGTTACCGACAGTAATTATTACTACGTTGAAACCGGTGAAGTGGTTCAGGAACTACTGTTGCCGGATACATCGTGCAAGTTCCAGGCTCACGCTGGCAATCAATGGATATTTGGGGGTGGAGCATGAGCTTTTTTGAAATCGACTCCCGATTTTTGATCGATACAGCATTTCACCGCCTGGAAATCATCCGTGACGATGGACTGTATCGCCACCTGCGCATGCAGCAGCCCGGTACGTCCTGTTACTACTATGACGTTATCACCTGGCCTGGTTACTTGACCGTAACCGGCGACATGGGAACGTGGACATTCAGTCGCATCGCGGACATGTTCGACTTTTTTGGCGCCTGGGAAGGTGGAATCAATACCCATTACTGGGCTGAAAAACTGGAGGCTGGCGCGGGATGTTCGGCACGCGAAATGCTGGCGAAAGAGTATGACCACGACGCATTCTGCAAAAGCCTGAAAGAGTCTTTGAGTGATTACCTGGATGACGACGAAAGCGCAGAACCAGAAGAAGATGAAGACTGGGACGACGATGACGATACGCCAGATAGCGACAAAGCAGTGGTACGCGAAATAGTCCGCGACTTATGCCGGGCTGACTTCAATAACGAATGGGAAGCTTATCAGGCTGTTTATGACGCTGATTGGCCAGAGGGCTGGAGTGCATGGGATGTTTGCGATGGACTGACATTTAAAACGTATACCAGCCACTTCCGGTGGATTCTCTTCGCTATCATCTGGGCAATCAGCAAATACCACAACGCGAAGATTGTTGATAAAGCGATGACTACTTTTCTGGCGGTGAAAGGCTCTATCGCTTAAATAGCAGGATACGACTGTAGAAACTGAATGATTTCCAATAATCAACATTAAACCGGGGAACTGATTATAGTTTCCCGGCCATGAGGTTATTTATGGCCGATATTACTCAAGAAGATGAATGGGTGATGGAAAAGGGAATTGTAGCGAAGATGTATATGACTCCCCGGCAAATTAAATCTTACCGGGAGGGGAGATGGATCGAGGGCATTCATTATAAGAAGCACCCACCAGATCCAAAAGCTTCAGAAGGAAGGGTAACGCTTCTCTACAACTACACCAGGATTAATAGGCTTGTCGGGGAAACATAATGAATATGCCTGCTGGCGTAGAGCTGCATGGGAAAGGAATAAGAATTAGCTTTCTATATCGCGGCATACGTTGCCGCGAAGTTTTGCGGGGCTGGACTGTATCAAATAGCAATATAAAAAAAGCTGGCAATCTCCGTGCTTTAATTATGAGTGAGATTCAGCAAGGTAAATTTGACTATGCAGAGCACTTTCCTGAATCAAAGGCGCTTAAAAAATTCACCACAACACAAAAAATTAAAACCTTCGGTGAATTGTGCAAAGTTTATCTTAATGCCAAAAAGCTTGAGGTCTCAGCTGCGTCATACAGAGGCGCAGAATCACGTATAGCAACGCTTTGCGCTATTGTTGGAAGTAATACGCATATTGCGGATATTCAGCATACCGACCTGTTGAATTACAGGAACGCGCTATTAACTGGCAACACCTTTAGCGATCACGCGCCCTGGCTTAAAAGAAAAGGTCGCGCTGTATCCACGGTCAACGGCCTGATGAACAATCTGACTGCGTTACTCAAACTGGCGAACCTGAGCGGCTTTATCGAGCATACCCCTCACGAAGGTATAAAGATGCTCAAGCGCTCCAGGAGAGACCCGGATCCGCTTCTCCAGAGTGAATACGAAGGTTTCATAAAGGCGTTATCTCCTCGGTATGCTTTGCTCTGGACTACAGCTATCTTTACTGGTCTTCGGCATGGAGAGCTTACAGCTTTAGCCTGGGAGGATGTGGACCTTGATAAGGGTGAGCTTAACGTTAGGCGTAACCAGACGAATGAGGGCCTGTTTGTGCCACCCAAAACCGATGCGGGGATCAGAACTGTAACCCTACTTGAACCTGCGCTGAATGCTCTGCGCGAACAATTCAAGCTAACTGGCGCATTAAGCAAAACCGAAATCACTTTCCATCACCGCGAACATGGGTTAACTGAACAACAAAAACTGCGGTTCGTGTTTGTCCCGCCAAAAAACTGGCGCGGGGAAACGAAGTATTACGGTTCTCAGTCTCTGGGGTATAGTTGGGAGGCGGGACTAAAGAAGGCGGGAATCAGGAGCAGACGCCCTTACCAATCGCGCCACACGTTCGCATGCTGGCTTTTAACTGCCGGAGCTAACCCGTCTTTCATCGCCGGGCAGATGGGCCACGAGAATGCGAAGATGGTTTATGAGATTTACTCGAAGTGGATCGGAGAGATGGACCGCAACCAGGTGGAAATGCTTAACAGCAGTTTTTCTGACGTTGTGTCCCAAGGGTGCCCCAAACGCAAGGTAGTGGGTATAAAAAGCGTTTAA